GTATCGCAAACAACACGGAAGTCGTAGATACCACGACGACCCTGTACGTCACGAAGATATGGCTCAATCAGAGCAACGAATTGTGAACGGGTAAACTCATCATTGAACTCGAATAGTGAGTACCTTGCTGCTCTAGCAATGGCTTTTTCAAGAACGATGAAGAGCCTGCGGACGTTGATGCGATCAAACGCAGATGGTTTGGACAGAAGTGTCTTATCACCAAATAGAACTGTTCCTTCACCTGGGAAAGTTACAACTGGGTTGATGCCATTCTTGTATAGATCGTCTCTGTTACCCTTGGTTGGATTCCAGCCAAGTTTAACGACATTCTTGATCTGACCACGATTGAGGCCTGCTGGTGAGAACCATGGATCTCTCTGATAATCTGTACGAACACAAAGACCAGCAAGATCGCCGTTCATTGGTACCCAACGATATACGTTGTTGTACTTGTCGAACTGATACTTCCAAGTTGAATCCATAACAGCATATGATGTTGAGCGACCAAGGTTATTACGATAATCGATGATATCGGAAGTCTCTTCGCCTACGTTATTGACCGTATTGGCTTGTGTTGGTGAAATGAAGGCAATGCAATCTTTGCGGGCTTCGCAAACATTATCGATAACATACTGCTGAATGGTCTTGCTATGGCCACCAGTGATGACCAGTGAAACGTCAACTTCTTCTGGATTGATAAACTTATCATATCCAAGTTCTAGATCACCATCTGTTGCCATGGCAAAATTGCCGTTTGCAAGGTTATAGGTATATTCGCTGGAGAATTGTCCAAAAGTAACATTAGCTGCGGCTAGACCCCATGTTACTGATTCGGCGTTACCGGTATTGCTCATAGCATGGTTCATGATGTAGATATACTTTGAACGATCATTAATGACGTTAACATAATAGTTTGAAGAACCGTCATCATTTTTTGCATCTGAAGCCTTAGATACATAAGCAAACTTTTCAAGAACAGTATTGGCTACACCAGTAAACTTACCAAATCTATCAATAACAATAATATGCATTTCATCATTATGACCATCTAAACCGCTAACATAATTTGAAGTGCCTGGAGCAGAATCGAACTGGTCATAATATGACCAAGTAGAAAACGTCTGTGAGTTTGAGTTGGCCCAAAGAGAAACTCTTAGTGTATTACCTCTCTGGCCTGGATATCTGGCGGCAAACATGCCATAAGTGTTAGAATTTGGAATAGCAAGATAATTCTGTTCGTAAACGTCTTTATTATCGATGCCAATAGGAGCCGAACCGCTTGTTGAGTTTACAACAACTGCTGTGTTGGCCGCACGAACTACTCTGAGGTTCTGTGCATATGCAAGGAAGTTTGCTGCTGTAAAGAAAGAAACGAATGTGTTTGAGTCGGGCTTGCCGAAAGTATTGACGAGTTCATTTTCATTTGTAATGTTCATAATCTTGTTGGCTGGACCCCAAATGAAATCGCCAACGAAGGCGCCTTCCGTAGTTCCTACTGAAGGAACAATAGTTGTAAGGTCGATTTCAGAAACATTTACACCTGGTGATAGTTGGAACGCCATTTTTTTCTCTCCTTATAAGGAAGGTTATTTTATCTCTATATTATTTAGTTTTTTGAGTTCCTCTACAATTTATGCTTATTTGATAGCGTGTCCCAATCTACATTATCAAAAATATAACGATTTTGCTTATCAACCACCCATAAATCGCGCTCTCGACCAAGATCAAGATCGTCGTTTAGCCCATCATCAATAGCAAAAGGAGTAATATCGGCATCGGTAATCTGGAGTTGCTCGGCCTGTAATGTCTTGCGGATATCGTTTTTGATGTTTTCTTTGAAGTATCTCTGACCCGTCAGCCAGCCAAAGTTGACCAGGGTCATGGCCAGGTCATCATTATTACCCTCTTCAGCCGCAAATGACTGTTTATTGGCTGAAAATGTGGTCAGTTCCATAATGGTATCAGCATCGTTCAATATGAGTTTATCGGACTCTACCAGAGTCTTGAGGTTGGCGCACCCGATCTTTTTGGTCTGGACAGATTGTCTGAGACCAAAGGCTAATCTTTTCTTAAAGCCTCCGCTATATTGCTGGCCCTGACGACCTTTGAGTTCTATTTTGATGATGTTTTCATAGGCCAATTCATAATGTAATATGTCTGATACCTGTAGGCCAATTGTATTGATTTCAACCAATATAAACGCTTCATTATATCTATGCCCTATACTGTATAATATAGATGGAAACAACATCGGTTGTATGGTGTTATCTTTGAATTTAGCCACCTGTCTATAAGGTATCTGTGTAACATCAATAATAGAATATGTTGAATAGTCTAGGTTCTGGCCTTCTGATACGTCAACGGTCATTACATAGGTATGCTCTGGTATTGGGTCTTCATATATGTCAAGTTTACCTTCAGAGCGTATTGGAGTTTTGAATACCAGAGACCTTAGTTTTACTGGATTGATAAGAGTATTGGTCGAGCCGATAAACTCGGTTTCGAACTCTTGACGGAACTGTTCTGCTGATGTGTTGCGGATTGTTTCTTCTTTCCACTTTTCATCACGACCTGGCACCATCGACCAATGTATTTCAATAGGAATATACAGCGATCTTTTCTCAATAGCATCCATCCACATACGATAGAACAGGTTAAGCCCGTTTGGTGTTGATACGATAATAACCTTGGTTGAATTACCTGATGAAATAGTTGGATATGTTGACATGAAGAACGCTTCGGCAATATTATTGGGCACGAACGCGAACTCGTCAAGGAAGATGGCATTGAATGACCGACCACGAACAGATGAACCTGATGTGGAGTCGGCCAATGCTCTTGACCCATTGGCCAGTTCTATTGAACCTTTATTCCATTCGCGAATGCCATGTTGAAGGAATCTAGGTAAATATTCAAAGGCCAGTTGTAGACGCCCAAGAATTTCACGGGCTGTGGATGATTTGTTAGCCAAAATAGCCACATTCACGTTCTCATTGAATAGAATATAGTGTAGCAGGAAAGCCACAGCAGTTGTTGTCTTACCAACCTGTCTGGGCAGTTTACAAATAGAGAAGCGATTTTCATGGAATGTTTTCAACATATCTTGCTGGAAATCCCACATCTCAAAGGGCATAAGACCTCTATCGACGTTGATGATTTTTATATATGTTGTGGCAAAGTAAATAGGATCGCCAGCACACTTTTTATATTCATCTATTTCGTGCTGTGAGAAAGCATGAATATAATCTTCGCGGGGTAAGTTTGGGTTATTGTTATAGCCTCGGATGGCCATTATTTCTTTTCAACCTTTTTCAGTTTCTTATAATAATCAGGGTCTTCACCAATATGAACAAGGGCAATCTGCCTGGCCACATCCAGCAAAGATGTATGTTCATGTTCTATTTTGATACCTTGTTTGAGTTGCTTTTCAATATAGCCAACATCGACCTTGTGTTTCTTGGCTAATGCATCTACGCTCATTGCTCTTTTGTTTAGATACTGCTTAAACGTCTTCATTGTTCTTTATCTTCTTTAATAGGTCTGATGGTGAACCGACAAAGACAGCCTTTTCAATGTTCATCCGAGTATCATCTTGTGGTCGACCTTTATCAGGTTGCTTTAGGTCCTTAGTTTTCTTTTGTAGGTCATAGAGGTCTTTGGTTGTATCAGATACCGTTTTCATAAGCGTGGCCAAAACTTCATATGAACGTGGGTGTTCTGAGTTCTTGGCTAAATCATATAGTTCGTCTATAGCCTCTTCGCCTTTTTTGATTAGATTACGGAATGTGCTGCGCGATAGTCTATAATCTTCGGCTTGATCCTGTGGAGTTTCGTCGGTTTCAACCACAGGGGCCGGCTCTACTTTTACAGGCAGAACTTCGGGCTTATATTCTACACCAAGTGCGTCTGATATTGCTTCGTGAGTTTTCATAATCATTCCTTATTTATAGTGCCCATTTAGTTGATAGATAATTCTCTACTGTGATTATTTCAGATGCACTCAAGGCTCTGGTAAAAATTAAGACTTCTCCGATATCGCCTATCCAAAAACTGTTTTGATCTGAAGACGATGTGCCTGTTGCGCCACCATAAAAATATTTTACTGATCCTGAAGTATTGGCCCCTGCTGTGCCTGTAAAAGTTAAGTTACAATCAACCGAATCTAATCTAACTTTTATTTTATTAGCATTACCCGATTGTGTTCCATCAAATTTTACAGTTATATAATGAAAATTTGTATCTGCTGTAACACCATTTACTGTGTATGTGGCTCCCGCAAAACCTCCAATCCATGTGTTTCCAGTTTGACCCCATTGATATCCGTTTGTATCTGTCGATGTACAATATCTTGTGCCTGAATTTGCAGTCAGACTTCTAAAGGCTATAGCCATTGTAGCACCTGTCAGACTCTGCAAATATGTTACAGGATTAATTGTCAAATTTTCATTAGTATCACCGTCTTCACCAGAAGGTACACCAACAGTCGTACCATTAAATCTTACGACGCCCAGGCCATTTTGTATATTTGAATACCATTCGGGTCTTTGCCCGCCAGTAGAGTTCCAATCGTGGGATGTTAGTGTTCCGTCATTGTGCCATGATGTTATTTCGGTACCCGAAGCAATTACACCATTATTAAATGTGCCTGCTTTTGATTGTGCGGCATCATAGAAAACTTCGATGTTAGGTAAAACGGTTGGGCTTGTATATTGCCACCATAAAGTAGTCATTAATGACCCAGACATTAAGCAACTCCAGCACCAGAAATATACCAACTCGTTGCTGTTACTTTAATGATAGTGGCCATACCATAAGAAGAAATTGTTCTTGTTCCTGTTGTTCCTATGCCACCCAAATATAATGTGTCTGTTGTGATTGCTACGTTAGCGGTGACGTTTGCATTAGTTAATATTGATATTGTTGCACCAATTGGGAATGATACTGAAGAATTTGCAGGTATTGTAATAGTAGAGTTTGCAGTTACATATATGTTTTTGCCTTGATCGGAGATTGTTAATGTATAATTTGAAGACTGGCTGTTTTGTGGAACACCCAAGTATCCAACGCTTGAAGCAATACTGCCATTAGATGCTGTAACCACGTTAGCATTAATGGTGCCAGATAATAGTAATACGTTATTTGAACTGAAAAATTGTAAATTTGTGCTGTTTGAAAAATATCCGGCCGAATTTGCAAAGAATATGGTGTTGGCTGTATAACCAGAAGAAGATATCTTGGTATTAGACCACGCATTGGCTCCTGCGGCTACCGTATTGGCCCAGGCGTTTGCTCCCGCAACAACGGTATTAGCCCAAGCATTAGCCCCTGCTACTACCGTATTGGCCCAGCCATTAGAGGCCGCGCCTACTGTATTAGTATAGGTATTAGAATAACCAAATACCGTGTTGGTCCAAGCATTGGCTCCAGTGGATACAGTATTGGCCCAACCATTAGCAGCAGCAATAGACGTGTTGGCATATCCAAATACGGTATTGGTCCATGCGTTAGAGGCCGCGCCGATAGCATTTGCATATGCATAATCCATGCCCTGTACGGCTACGTTTGAGGCCGAAGATAGACGACCATAAGAGTCAACAGTAATTACTGGAATCTGGCTTGCTCCACCATAAGTGGTTGACGTTACACCCGTTGTTATTAAATTTAGTGTTGGTGTTGTTCCGCCCGAAGAATAAATCTGGCCGGCGGTGCCTGATACAGATGATACTTTGGTATTTGACCAAGCATTGGCTCCTGCGGCTACAGTATTAGCCCAAGAATTAGAG